AATGTTTTAAATCACATCCAAGATAAATGCAAGCATCACCAGGCTCCATATGTATTTCTTCTCCCTCCATAAATATAGGCCATGAGGTATTATCTGAACCTAACATAACTGTAACACTAACTTCACAGGAAGGCCTATCTTTATGTGGTTTTAATTCTGAAAGCAAAGTGTACAGCCTCCAATAAGAATAGGTGGGAAATAATTTTAATCCTATTTCTTTTTCCATTAAAGGAATTTTTTTCACTAATAAAGATTGCATTAAAGGATCTCTATAAAAACAAGTATCTCCGTTATTGTTTTGTATTGTATCAAATTCAGAAAAATTTGCTTTATGTTTTGAGATACAATAATTTTTAATTAAATCTAATTCATCTTGCGATAAAAAATTTTTTACTTTTTTATATTTAAAATCTTTTTTTAAAGTGCCCATGCTACAATTGAATATCTTGTTCCTTTTTTTACAGAGCTAACACAATGAGGATACATAAAATTACTTGGCCAAAGAATTAATCTGTTTGGTTTTGTTTCAATTTTAAATGTTTCATCGTTCCATTTAAAACTTAACTCCCCTCCCTCATAATCATTATTAAGCATTAATATCATACTTAAGCATCTTGGAACATCGAAAGCACTGTCTGTGTGGTAGATATAATGTCCCCCTTCTTCGTATTTTAAACATTGAACATCTACGATAGCTTTTAAAAATTTTTTCTGAGATAAACCAAATCTGAATTCTTGTTGATATTCATTAACATACGGTTTAAAAGCACTTCTTAAAAAATTACCCCAGTGAATATTAGTTAAGCTTTCATTAGGTTGATTAAAATCTAACCATTTTGTGTTTCTAACTTTCTTTTCTACACGGGGTTTTTCACCTCTTGTTGAATCTCCTAATAATCCTGCATCCTTAAATTTTTTTTCATTCATTACTTTTATAAAACTACTTAATATTTCCCAAGGTAATACCTTATCATAAATTTTAATAAATTCTTTTACTTTCATTATTTAAAACTTTTTTTTGACCAAGAAAAATCTCTGTAAAAATGTTTTACTTTTGTGTAAAAATTCAATCTATCTTTTTCTTGTTTTTCTTTTTTAAAAGGCTCTATACTCATTTTCCATGAATCTCTTTTAAATGGTATAACTTGCACATAAGGAGTACCTGCTTTGATTGTTGTGATTAATTCATCATGCTTAAATCCATTCACAACAATAGGAAAATTTATTTCAATGTCGTGTTTATCAGTATCCACTATTGCAGGTATAATAGAAAATCGATCATCTTGATTATTTAAAGGAGGCACAAATAAACATGAAAATCCTGGAGGTGTTTTTATAACCCAAGGATTTAAAATTTTATGGAAAGCTAAATTTTTATTTTTTTCAACTAATGGAGATTCTCCTAGTTGTCCAATCGGATGCCATTGATTTGAAAAAGGAAAGTTTATTAAATATTTTGCTGTTATTAATTGAGATTTTTGAATACCAGTTTCTTGAAACCCATCTTTCTCGCCTGTTTCTTCATTAACCACATTATGTCTTATTCTCATATCATAAGGCATTTTTAAAATGTAACCAGAAACTAAAGAATCTAAAAAAGGTTTACAATGTTTCACTGTCATTCCATCAACTTTATTAGATAATTTTTTAAACCAATCAGGCATATTTTGTTTTGCAGGTATTGGATATATAGACTTATCAGTATACTCCAAATATTTTGGAGGTACTAAAAATTTTATGTTTTTTGAAAACATATAAACTTATAACATTAATTAATATTAAGGCAACTCTAAAAGAGAATAATACGGTTGCCCTTCATCGGCAAAATGTTTTTCTAAAGATTTGTTTAAAGGATAAGTAATAGATGTAGTATCTAAATTTTCTAATTGTGTTTTATAAGAAGTCCATTTTGAATAATGTGCATGATTTTTCCAATTAGATAAGTATGAATCAATAGCAGGTATTAAATTTAAATTTATGTATTGATCTAAAACTTCTTTATTTGGAAAGCCTATTGCTATTTCTTCTAAAACTGGGTTTTCATTTTGAAAATTAAAGCCATGTGTATTTTGTCTTAACTTTAAAAAATCAGTATCTGATAAATTTTCTTCAACATAACTGCCATTTAAAAAATGAGAAGTTATTGCTGTTTTATCAGTATCGTTAGATGTGATTGCTAATAATCCTTTTTTTGCAGGTGAGTAAAATATATATGCCATAATTATCCTATAATATATCTAATATTAATAGTGAGCTCTGTCCTCCAGGTTGCCCTGAACCGTTACTGTTAGGTCCATAATTTCCACCCCCTCTTCCTAATTGATAGGATTGAGGAGTATTATTAGTATCAGCAGGAAGAATTCCATATATTTCTCCTTGTTGAATTGGAGTTGCGGTTGGTCTTAAACCTGCAGCTCCTCCTAAATTTGGAAAAATATATGCATCATAAATTGTATTTTGAACATTCGTAGTAGCTGTTATTTCTACCGTTGCTGGTACAGAAAAATTAGCCCCTGATCCCGGGCTACCGTTATTACCAAAATATCTTCCTCCAGTGCCACCATTACCACCGTTTATATATGTTTGTCCCTGAAGACCAGATGCTTGTGCAGCGTTTCCAGTTCCTCCTGTTCCATCATTGGCTCCTCCTCCACCATTTCCCATAGCACCTAAAGTATAGGGTACAGTAGCTCCCCCTGTAACTGGAACTTCAAAAAAACCAACTTTACCTAATCCGCCATTACCTCCGTTATGAGGCCCTAAAAAAGGGTTTCCCCCTCCACCTCCAGTGCCTCCATACAGTACTGCATAAATATCAGTTGCTGCAGGATTAGCTGTTATAGATCCTGTAGCAGGTCCAAATGCTGCCACTGAAAAACCTGCTACTGTTGCACCTGCACTACCCGAAGAAGCAGCAGTTATTCGTCCTTGAGCATCCACAGTAATATCAGCGGTAGTGTAAGATCCTGCAGTTACAGCAGTATTAGAAAGTTTATCAGGTGTAATTGCATCATCAGCTATTTTTGCTGTAGTCACGTTTGCATTTGATATTTTTACAGTAGTAATTGCATTATCTGAAATTTTGGCAGTGGTTACTGCAGCATCCGCAATTTGTGAAGTTGCAATTGTTCCTGTAATATTAGCAGCAGCAATTGTTCCACCTAAAGTGTCTAATGAAATTTCATTTAAATTTGTACCATCTGTATATGCAGCATATATTTTTGCAGCATCTAATGTAAATCCAGTTCCTGAAACTGTTTTGATTGTTAAATTAGTTGGTCCAACAACAGCACTACAATCAAATATGTAAAATTTTTCTATTGTATCTGGAACAGTAACAGTTGATGCTCCTGTAAGTGTACCAGTAAATTTAATTACCATGTTTCTTGCAGTTGAAATAGTTTTATCAGTCATAGCAAGAGTAACAGTCCCACCATCGCTAAGTGCTATTGATTCAAATCCTGCAATTGCTTGTTGAATTAAGTTTAAGTTGTTATTTGTATTATCACCCCATGTACCAGCGTTTTCGCCAGTCACCATTAGTTCGAGTTTTAAATCTGTTGAATATGCCGATGTCATAAATTTTTATCTCCTAAATAATTATAATTTTACCTTAATCATGCAGCTAAATCAACCTCTGTCCATACATTGTTTACGCCAGGATTTATCTCTTGCCACGCAGTTATTTTTACAGAACCTACAGAAATACTAGCAGACACTCCAGAAACATTAACTCCAGCCCCAGCCTCTACTGTTACGGATCCTACAGATCCTGTTAATTGAATGCCTGAAACCTCTGCTACTGATACAGCATCTACTTGACCTACAGATCCTGTTAATTGTTGGCCTGTTACAAGTTCCACGGTAGACTGAATTAAAGATATATTACCAATGGTCATTGAAGCCGATATACCGGTTACTGGTACCTCTAGGTTAGGCTCTGGAATTACCTGGCCTATATTACTTGTTAATTCAATACCTGTAACATCTACAGTGGCTGTACCGGTTACATCTGCAATAGTTCCAACACTCGCATCTAATTGATCTTCGGAAGCTAGTACAAATATATCTTGGTCAATTTGAATTGAGAACGATGGATTTGCAAAATCAATTGTAAGTTCTAAACCAGTTATATTTATAGTTACATCAGTAAATGCAGTTTCTTCTCCAATAGAAGATGTTAATTCAATACCTGTACCGTCAGCAGGATTTGCTGAATAATTAACACCCCAACCTAAATTTCCATAAGTGTCTCTACCCCAACCTGCACCTATTAAAAACTGTTCATCAATAGTAACAGCACCTGGTGTTGTAGTTAATTCTGAACCAGTTACATCCTGTTGAATACCTCTAGCAATATCTTCCTCCCCTATAGAAAGATTTCCTTGAATACCTGTGACCGGCACATCAGCTGATGCACCTGCAACGGCTCCTGCGTTTGTAAATGTTAGTTGTGAGCCAGTTACATCAACATTAGCATTTGCTTGAGTTGTTGATGCTTCTATAGATGTGGTTAATGATATGCCACTGACTGAGATGGTTTCGTCAGATAGGTCTCCCCATTCTGATGCTCCCCATGTTTTATTACCCCATCCAGTGGCCATACCATTTTATACCTTTATTAAGCTATTCTTAAAATCGCAGCAGATGTTGTAAATGCAGGGAACTGAATTGTAAATGTTCCAGCTGTTGCAGTTTTAACTCCACCAAAATCTAACACAGCAACTGCATCAGTAGTACTTGTACCACCGTCAGTTGTTGTATTGTAAATTAATGCACCTCTAGCAGATAATGTTACACCAGTGAAAGATAAATTAGCAAAACTAGTAATTGCTACACCTGAAGATACTTTTACACCTTGGTTTACTAAAGCTTTACCACCTGCAGTATAACCTGCTGGTGAAGATACTTCGTTTGCTGTTATGTAGTTTTCAGTTGAAGCACCTAAAGTAGCGTTTGATGTATACATCGCCAAATTGTAAGTGTCTGATGATGTATCGAAGTCGTGTTGTCCTTGAAGTAATTCTTTTTTAAAAGAATTACAGATTGCGTTTGTTGTTATTGCCATAATTATTCTCCTTAAAAATTATTGGTTTATGGAGAAGGAGAAGGTACTACCATTCTAGGTACACCGTCATCAAACTCCGATCGTCTTCTTCTGCCCATTTGTTGTAGAGCAAAATTCTGTACCTCTTCATTATACTTCTTTTCATATAGGTTGTACATATCCATTGGTCCTTTCAAGAATCTAAAAGCTTCAGTTAATACACCATGCAATAGCATTGATTCTTGGTATGTAGATATAAAAGTATTGTTAGTAGATGTAAATTCTGGTGGATCTGTAATATAATTTATTTGTACTTGTAAAGCAGAACTAGGTATAGGTGCTACCAATAAGTTAAAGTCATCCCAATTAGCCCAATACTTAGGAGTCCCTGTTGCTCCATCATTATTATATTCTGATATAAAACTTGTATCTCTTTTTTCTAAAAAAGTTCTATTACCACTTCCATCAATTACTTGAACTGATCTAATTATAGTTAAATCAGCAGGTAATGAAACATATCTGTTAGAAGCTGTAAAATTAGAAGTAGAATATTTTCTTAAATCATCATAATCTACTCTACCTGCAATATCTAATTCAACAGACCTTATAAAGTTTTGAATAATCGTATCAGTTAAAACATTACTATCTACTTCAGTATAATCTCTTACTTGTGTTAAAAAATCTGAATAACTTATAGCCATTATGTAATACTCACTGTTACTCTACCTGCATAGATAGCTGCTTGTCTTCTTCTGTTCTGTAATGAAGGGTCAGCCGGAATCATAGCACTTGAACCTTGATTTATAAATGCAAAATCTCCAGGTAATGTTAGGTTAGCAGTTATCATTCCTTGTCCACCAGAAGATGCTATCGCACCGTTTACTGTAGTAGGTTGTTGAAAATCTTGTGATCTAGTATTTTTTAAAGCAATAGCATCTGCTTTATGATAAGGAGGGTCTAGTTGTGGATGTTTTGGCTCATACTCTGAAATATGAACTAAAGCTCCTGTCCACTCTTTAACCATTTCTTTATATGGAAATGCTTGACCAGATCTATCTGATATTGCCTGACTTCTTTTACCAGTTGCATAACTCATTATATACCATCTCCAAAATAAGTTTGAGGTGAAATATAAACTGAAGTTCTAGAACCATCTTCATTTAATGCTCTTAATAACTCATCCTCATATAATTGTTTTAGTATTTGTATTCTATCCGGTGCTCTTTTTTGCGCTAAGTAGTAAGCAAGACCAGAACACATGCAAGGTAAGAATCTATAAGCAACATCTGCAGTATTGGTAAACGAACCAGCATCCTCGATTCTGTTAATTGTATAAAATTTTAAAGTTGTATAAGTTGATGCATCAGGAGCTAAGTATAAACTTATTGTTGGATCCGTTTGTCTATCAACATAGTATTGTGATGGTTGTCCAGTTGCATATTTATTAGGAAGAGCTGCGTAAGCAGATCTATCAATTTTTGTTAATGAAATATCATTTGTACTTGCAGTATTTCCTGCAGTA